ACAGGACTTCATTTACATCAGGTAAGCAAACAGTATATTAACACCGTAAAATACCCTACAGACGATACTGGTGAGCCTTTATATTATGCTTTTAATGGTAGTGATAGTTCTAATAATTTAAAAATAGATTTTTCACCAGTTCCTACTGAGGCACATACTATTTCATTTGATATAGTTAAATATCAAGATAAATTAACAGATGCAACAACTGTGCTTAAAGTTCCTGCTCAACCAGTTATTCTTGGAGCATGGGCTAGGGCAATATCAGAAAGAGGTGAAGATGGTGGAACGCAATCTAGTTTAATGGCTCAAGAAGCTAATGAAGCACTTAAACAGGCAATCATATTAGATAGTGGTAATACAAAATACGAATCAGATTGGTTTGTAAATGAAAACCATAGTAGTCAATACGCAACAGGATTAAATTTTAGATAATGGCAAAACAAATATCATATCAATCTTTAACTGATATTGGGTTAAATGGGTTAAATACACAAAGTAACCCTGCTTCTTTAGACTTATCTTATTTAGTTAAAGCTGAAAATGTAGTAATTAGAGAGTCTGGTCGTATTGCTTTTAGAAAAGGTTTAAAACAAAAAGTAGCACCATCAGGCACATCTATAGCATCCATACATGAGCATGACGATCAAGGTACAAATAAAATTGTTGTTAGTTATGGCACAAGTATTTATGTTGTTGATTTTACTTCACCAGCATCAGCGTTTCCTAGTAGTGGTGCTGATGTTAAACATACTGTATCAGGTAGTTCTGGTAACTGGCAGTTTGTAAATTTTAACGACAGATTACATTGTTTTCATGCTGGTATAGAACCACAAAGATACGATGGTAGTTTAAGTTCTGGGTCTAGGTGGACAGCACATGCAACTAAACCATCAACTGTTTCTTCTAATCAATTTAAACCTACTTGTGGAATGGGTTATTACGGAAGAATATGGGCAGGTGGTGTAGCAGAATCACCAGATGTTGTTTATTATTCAAACTTGTTAGATGGTGATGACTGGACAGGTGGAGATGCAGGTTTAATAGATTTGTCTAAAGTTTGGGGTATTGATGATGTTATTGCTATTGCACCTTTTTATGGCAAGTTAGTTATATTTGGTAAAAACAACATTGTTATATATGACAGGCCAGAAACAGTAGGATCACTTGCACTTAATGAAGTTATTAGAGGTGTTGGTCTTGTATCAAGAGATACAGTTCAAGCCATTGGTGATGATCTTGTATTTTTATCTAATACAGGTCTTAGGTCGCTAGGAAGAACAACTGAAAAAGATAAACTGCCTTTAACTGATCTAAGTGTAAACATTAAAGATACTTTAATTAGAAATATTGGACAAAGTTCAAATGTTAAAAGTGTTTATGTTGAAAACGAAGGTATTTACATAATGTCATTTGTTGATAAAAACATTACTTATGTGTTTGATTTTAAACATTTCACACCTAATAATGCACCAAGAATAACAACTTGGACTTTTGATAATAACAGAGAGCCAACAAGTTTATCTTATACAGAAACATATGGTTTGCTTGTCGGTCAGAAAGATGGTGGTTTAGCAGGTTATGAGGGATATTATGATACTGATCTAGCAGGAGCATCAACTTATAGTTATAGTTCTTATACAAGTAGTATAGCAACAACATGGATTAATTTAGGTGAGTCTATAGCAGCTTCATTTTTAAAAAGATTGTTTTTAGTTTTAGAAGGTGGTTCTGGAGCAACATTAGGATTAAAATGGTATAAAGATTATAGTCCAAGTCCATCTGAAACTACTTCTATAACTTTAAATCCTACAACTACAGGTAGTACAGCTTTGTGGGGTGCGAGTACATCTTTGTATGGTAAATCTGGTGTAACTTACAAACCTATATATGGATTACATGAATACAAAACACCGTTAACTGGTTCGGCAAAAAACCTTAAACTAGAGATAGATATTGAATCAAACGGATTTGATGCTTCTTTACAAGATTTAACTTTATTACATAAACAAGGAAAGATAAGATAATGGCAAACTATACTATAGCTGTCGGATGGTCTGGCAAAGATGCACTAGCAGATTCCGATGCAGGAAAAGTAATATCTGGTGCAGATTTTAATACTGAGTTTACAGCAGTACAAACAGCAGTTAATACTAAGGCTGATCTAGCAGGTAGTGCCTCACAAGCATTTAGTGCAACAACAGCAAGTACAGGAACTAATACAACTCAAGTAGCAACTACAGCTTTTGTGCAAAACACAGTTACAGCAGCAACAATTAATAATTTAGTTTATCCAGTAGGTTCTGTATATGTTAATGCAGAAGTTGCAACAAACCCAGCTACGCTGTTAGGTGTAGGAACTTGGGAAGCATATGGAGAAGGTAGAGTTCCAGTAGGTAAAGCATCAAGTGGTACATTTGATACGCTTAACGCTACAGGTGGTTCTGAAACTCAAGCTTTGACAGAAGCTAATTTACCTGCACATAGTCACTCTATGGGTACACAAAACCAAACAAATATTTCAATAGACGATAGACAAATAACTTTTTTAGACCCGTTTTGGAGTGGTTTTGGTGGTGGTAGTGCAAGAAGCACAGGAAATACTGGTAGTGGCACAGCACACAATAACTTACAACCATATATAGTAGTCTATATGTGGAAACGCACAGCATAGGAGATTAAGATGGCAATTAATGCAAATGAAAGATTTAACAGAGTTGCAGTTGGTAGTGGCAGGTCTGCAAATCGAAATAGAACTAGGGGTTCTGGAAATGCTGCTGGTGGTATGAACTCAAAGTTTCTTACAAATTTAAATAGGCAAAATGGCATTACTCCTAGAGGTGGTAGTCAGTTTTTATCAAATTTAGGAAATATGGTTGGTGCTAACAGAGATCCTGGAAAATATGGTCAAGCTGATTTAAATTATCAAGAAGGTCTTAGAGAAGATATATTTAAAAAAACAACACCAGATGTTAATTTTGTTGGTGGAACTACTAGATATAGGCAAAACCCAGATGGTACATATTCTTATACCTCTGAGGCTGATGCTGCTAATACACAAATCAGAGAAGATGCTATAAGAAGGCAAGGTATGTTTGGGCAACAAGCAGAAGATTTAGCAGCTGGTGGTTGGAGAGATGCACAAAAATCAAGATACGGTGATTTAATGAGCATATATGAAGAAGAGTTAGCAGTAGCTAATCAATTAAGAAAAGCAAGGGAATTAAACACAGGTGCTTCATCTACACAACAAATGCTTAATCAAATGAATACTGATGCTTCTACTAATAGACTTAAATTAGCTGCCATGAATCAAGCTTTTGATCAATCACAATCACTTATTGATAGTAATTTAGCTAGGTCAACTGGCCAATATAATATGCTTACAGGTGTAGAAGATAAAACCAATCGTTATCTTAACATTCCTGCAATAAATGCAACAGGTAATTTAGGCAATGTTTCAGATGCAAGTACAAGATTAAATGATCAATTAGCTTATGCTGATCAACAACAAGCAAAAGGTAAAAGTGATTTTTGGGGAAGTATATTTGGTGCAGTAGGAAACACAGTTGCACCAGGAATTGGTGGAGTAGCTGGTAAATTTTTAGGAAATCTAATAGGATAAAGGAATAACTATGGCATACAGTAACGATATGTTTGGTCTGCAACAATTAATGGCAGATGAACAAGCGGCACAACAACAGTCAAATATAAACAATGCTGTCAATTTAGCTAGTACAAAAGGTGCTGGAATGATGTATCGTGCTGGTGGTATTGGTGATCAAAGAAGTGATGCTTATGCTTCTCTAGGAAGAATGTTAACAGGTGAAACAGAGCCAGTTGACCCTAGAATGGCTAGAATGCAAAAACTTGAAGAAATTAGAAAACAAGTTCCTGCTCCAGAAACTGCTGAAGATTTTAAAAGACTTGCTAGATTATTAGATGGTGCTGGTTTATATGATGAAGCTAGAAAAGCTATGGAAATGTCTACTAATATTACTGCTGCTGTACCTAAACCTACATTAGATACTGTAAAAATACCTACTATGAAGGATGGTGTTCGTTACACGCAAACATGGAGTACTGTTAATGGAGTTCCAACAGATATGTTGGGTGAACAAGCTACTGATGCACCAACTACGGACACAAAAAGTTATAAAGAAATTAAAAAAACAAATGCTTTAGGACAAAATGTAATTGAAACTTATGAAACTGTAAACGGAGTTATTGTTCCTGGATCTCAACCTATTAGCACACAAATTACAAGTGAGCCAGATACTTCTGTAGATTTAGAAACTGAAGCATATGAAGCTAATTTAGCACCATATGTGGATAGTGCTTTAGCAAAAATTCAAAGTGCAACTTCTACTACAAGAATTATGTCTGAAGAAGCTATGAATGCACAAGCAAGAGCAGATGGTATTCGTGCATACACTAAAGTACAAGATCTTGCTGGAAAACAAATTGATGGTACTGCATTTACTAAAAATGTAGATTATTTCTTAGGATTAAAAGATGCAGACGGCAATAATCTTTATACATTAGATCAAGCTATAGCACAATCAACAAGTCTTGACCATAAAACTGTAGCAGAAGAAGATCAAATTTTACAAAACAAAGCTATACTTGAAGATGAACAACTTATGGCAGTTTTAGAATCTCAAGCTGCTACCAACAGAAGATTAAATGCTCAAATGTTATCTATACTCAATAGAATAGAAACTGGAAAATGGGAAAATGTTGGATTTGCTGCAGCACAATGGCTTGGTGATTTTGATGGTACTTTGGCAGATAAAGAAATGTTCTTTTCTTTGTCAACAGCTAAAGTTATGGAATACACTAGTATGACTAAAGGTGCTATTTCAGATGCTGAAATGAGTTTATTTATACAAGCCGCCACAGGATTGGGCAAAACAACAGAAGGCAATCGAATGTTGTTAGAGTTTGCACAACAAGGTGCTTTGGCAGTAGAAAGAATGGCTAAACATATGAGGGCCTGGAAAGCTGAACAAAAAGCAAAAAACATTACAATCAGTTATTCTGATTATAAGGCTGAAGAAGAAAGATATAGAAATTCAGAAGAAAATGCTGCTTTCTTTAAACCAATTGTTAATAGTGAAGAATGGAAAAATGCAACTATGATAGGCAACACTATGGAAACTGTTGGTGGTATAAAGGCTGCAGCTCAAGACCAAAGTTCAGCTATGGGTCAATTTTGTGCTAATCCTGCCAATAAAAATCTTAGTACTTATAAACAATTCTGTCAATAGGAGATATAAATGGCTAAATTAGAAGGAGCCGCAGCTAGTAACAGATATTTTGAGAATGAGAAAGTCAGAGAGGCTATTAGAAATGACATTTATCAAGAAGCTCTTAATGCAGATGCAGAAGGTAGAGAAATAAATATTGCTCTTACAGAAGAATTGTCTTCAGTATACGAGTCTATACCGTACACATATGCAGAACAAGGATACAATCAAAAATATGTGCAATTACTAAAAGAAAAATATAAATTTGAAACTGGCAAAGAGTTTAAAGGTGCAGGTGATGAGATTAAACATCTAATAGATGAAGATTTTGCAGATTGGAATTTTGTTATGAACAATCTTTCTTTAGGTATGGGTAGTGAGTTGCTACAAAATTTAGCATTTGCGACAGATGAAGAAAGGGCTAATGCTTTAGAGCGTTGGAATATCTTTAACGCTACCCCTAACTTTGACTCTCCAGATGTAGATGATTCTAGACCATTTATAGAATTAAAATATGCGGGTGAGGTAGATCCAAATGATGAAGCTGCAGTACAAAGAGCAAAAGATTTAGGGCAATTTACTTTCTTTGGAAATGAAGTTGGTGGATTTGAACTTACTGGACAGCTTGGTGATTTCATAAAGGGTGCAGGAACTGATCCACTAGCATGGCTTATGTTTGGAACTGGTGCTGGGTTTATGGGTAAAAAACTTATAGAGAAAGGGGTAAAAGAATGGTTAGCTCCTTACGCAGCTGTAGCCACGGCAGGTGCAGGTTACTCTGGTATTCACGATATAGGTAGACAAGCAGTAGGTATTACAGCAGGTAGTGGTGAACAATATGACCCTGGACAGACACTTAAATCTATGGGTTTAGGTTTTGCAGTAACTCCTGCATTAAGTGCTGTAGGTTCTGTAGTTGGCCCAGTAGGTAGAGCAGTAACACATCCTATACAAAGCCTTAATAAAGGAATAGCTTTATTTGCAGGTAGTAAATCTGAAATGGCAGCGGCACAAGGAGCAATTAAAAATGTTCAAGATAAGATGGGTCAAACTGCTTCTGGCAAAGGAACTTTAGAAAGTGCTAAAGAAGTACAAGGATTTTTATCACAAGGCTACAACCAAGTAGACAATTATTTTACTGCCATGTTTGATAAATTAAGAACAGCACCTATTAAATTATCATCTATAGATGGACTTGCAGAAAAATGGAATATGCGATTTGGAAGAAATTTTGAACTGAGTGAAAGTTGGAATGATCTGTATGCAAATTATCTAAGAGGTGAAGCTGCTAAAGGTAATCCACAATTAAATGTTAAACAAGTTCCTTTAATTGATCTGGCTCGTAAATTAAGATCAGAATTTTATAATCTTTCATTGTTAGATAAAAAGAATTTTGGTGGTAATAACACTCAGTTAATGAATCAATATAAAAATACCATCAACAATGTTATTAAGAAAGCAGTAAAAAAAGCTGATCCTAAAAAAGGTAGGCTTTTAGATCAATCATATAAATTGTTTAAATCACAAACTGAAAAAAATCCTTATGGTAAGGATATGTTAGCTATGGCTTATGCTGAAACTACAGAGCCTATGACAAAATTTTTAAACAAAATGCTAGACCCTCAATTTTCATGGACAAATTTTAATGCAGCAATTAAACATTTTGAAAAATTAGATCACATTGTGGGTAATAAAAGTAGTCAGTTGTCAACTGGATTAAGAACCAAAATTGAAAAAGCAATGGCAAACCATATACTAGAAGCCCCAGATGGAGCAAAAATATTTACTAACCTTACAAGAACTGCTGATGGCAGAACAACTTTAAGAAAAATGTTTCCTAGTATGAAAAAAGAAATTGATGATGTAATTTATATGCAAGAAAATCTTAAAGGTTGGGGTGGTGCTGAGTCTGTTATTGGTAACATGGCAACAGCTAACATGGGTGCTATGGCTGGTAAATCAATTGGTGGTGAAGCAGGTGGTATTCTTGGTGGTATTTTATCTATCACACAATGGAATAGATTGATGAACAGTCAATATTTTAAAGATGCTATGGTTCATGCTTATAAAAATAAAGGTGGAACATTAGAAACATCGACTAGGAACTGGCTAAGAACACAGTATGGTACTGGTAATGGCAAAAAAGGTCTATCAATTCCACAAATTAATGCCATACAAGACACTATGTGGGGCTTTATGTTTGCTGGATATGCTTTAAAAGGTGAAGATGTATTAGCTGAAAGAACAGGTAATAAAGCTAGAGATATGTATGGTGATGCAAAAGTTATGTTTGGTTTATAAGGAAATACTATGGCAAAATTAGATCCAAAAATTAAAAGATTGTTATCTGGAATGCTAACAAAAAAAATGCCAGACTCTGAGATAAAGTGGGTTGACGAACAAGAATTTACTGTTGATGGTACACCTATACCAATCTCTGAAAGAATGTTAGCCTTAGAGGCTATTCCCAAAAGTATGGAAGGCCCCAAGGAAAAAAGAGAAATGACTGATGATGAGGTTCATGAGGCTGCTAGGATTGGAGAGTTAATAAAAAAAGAAATCCAAAACATGTTAAAAGGATTGGGTAATAAAGAAAAAGGTATGCTTGATCCAGATAGTAATAGAGAAAAACAGATACCTAAAGGCTCTCACAAAATGCCAGATGGCTCTATTATGAAAGATGAAGACCATAAAGAAGAAGTAAGTAAAGATGTAGCTAAAGATCTTGCTAATGAAGGTAGAGGTTTAAAAGGTTACAAGGCCCCTAAAACACAAGAAAAAAGAGGATACAAGCAAGATGAAGGGGGTAATTGGAGTGTTAATGAGAAAGACAAGCATTGGCAAACTAAGAAAGGATATGATGAAGCTATCAAGTTATATGGAACCAAACCTGGATGGGTAAAACAACCAAGCCTAGTCTACAATCCAAAGACTAAAGAATACGATCCAATTAAAAAAGAAGAATATGTTGATCTAAAACCAACTAAAAGAATTAGTTTGTAATGCACGATTTTATTAGAAAATTATATGACAATCATCCTGTTGATAAATTAGATGGTATGTTATTAGCACCTAGAAAATACATTGACAATATTATGACTCGTGGAACATCTATAAGTGCTGATGATTTTTCATCAAGTACACTAGATTTGCTCGGAAAAATTGTTGCTAACGAAGGCCCTGGACAGATAGACTTAAAAAAAGATCAAAGTATGGTTAATAAATATGGCGGTGATTTTGTTGGCGGCATGGATCATATAACTACACCCTATGGACAACTTAGAAATACACTTGGCTCCTTTAATATTGTACAAAATGATATTGGTGAGTATGTTCTTACTGACACATATGACTGGACTCATGATTATGCAAATATGAAAGACCCTGATGGTCTTTTAAACAATTTAGGAAAATTTGCATATGAACAAGGAGGTACAAGAGAGGGAGAAGGAAAACCTTATCAGATAAATCTTGGAACATTAATGAACCAAGGCATGTTTAAGGGCCTTTAACTTACTGGCTTTTGTAGTTGTTGGGCCATCTGGACAGTCAGTTCACCATTAATAGCAAAGATCTTAATCATAGCTGATCTCGATATACCAAGCTTATCTGCTTTAGCATCAATCAAAGCTAAATCCTTAGAGTTAACTTTTATATTTATTTGGTGTATCACATTTCCCTTTGCCATATTGATTTCCTATAATTTGTAATACACTTATTATACATTGATTAAAATATTACAACTTACAAACACCATCTTCGCAGTCATCTTCTGATGGGGCAGATATAATATATTCGTTATCATTTAATACGGGTTTAATTTTTACAGGATCCGATAAATTACCAACAGTAAATTGTTGTAGAAGATTCTCATATGTTCTTACACTACATCTCTTAACATACTTGTCATAAGCCTCTTCAAATTTAAGGCCTAATACTCTTGCTCTTTTTCCATAATCTTTAGCAAGTTCTACTATTAATTCATCTCTGGTAAGTGTTTCCATTTTTCTCCTGTAGGTATCATTTCTATTTTAATATTTGGAGTATCACTCCATCTCTTGACAGTCATTATCTTAACAACTTGGCGATCATCTAAGTATAAGACACCATTCAGAGAGTCTAAGATAGCTTTCTGATAGTTGTCTAGGTCTACATTGTTATCGCAATACTGACCATTTTGTTCCAGTTTTTTCTTCTTGGGCCAAGCAGTAGGCATTTTAATATTAAATACCATACCCATAGCAACCAAGTTTTCAGTAGGAGTAACATCCAACTCACTTGTTAGTGCTAACATATCTTTTTTAAATTGAGTGTACTTCTTTGGGTAGTATGTAGACCATCTGGAAACTCTTGGTCTGGCGGCAGGAACTGGATTTAGATTAAACTTTAAAGCAATCCTCTTATATTTTTTCCCCATACTCTTCGCCTCTTAGGACATCTAAATCTTTAACAACTAAGGCTAATAAAAATCTAATTTCAACATCTCTAGGTGTATCTTCTTCCCTTGCCAATTCTAAAGCATCTTTCGTGTTTTCAGTTATCTCATCTAGTATTTGATATCTTTTAGCTTTTGTACTATACCTTGGCATTTCCATGAATTGCTAGTTGATAATCATCATTGTGAGGAAGAGTCATATTCCAATCTTCACATAACATTTCAATTTCGCATAAATAATCTATAAATTCATCAACTGTTAATTGTGTAGTTGATGGTATCTGAGCAATTTTTTTACCCTTCTTTGTTACAACTTCTATTTTTTTTAGGAATCGATCGCCTAAAATAATGTGCATTTCGTCTTTTGTATAACCTAGTTCTGAGGCTATAATTCCAACCCATGTCCAATATAATCTATTCTGAGCGTGTGATCGTTTAGGCTTACCCTCTTCAATAGAAACTGTTGCAATATTTACACCAGGATTTTCTACAAAAAAATCTTGCACTAACGATTTAAATACTGCTTCTTTAGGTTTTTCTTTATGTATAACTCTGTGAGTCATTTTTTATTATCTTGCAATAATAATTTTTCTATTTCAATGTCAATATTTTCTATGGCTTTTCTAAGATCCTGGATTCGCCCCTCACCTTTATGTTTCCATCTATACCTAACAAGATATTTAACTGCATTTCCAACTGCCCAAGTCATATCTTGGTCAATTATAAATGTCTTAGCCTCTATCTTGCCTTGAGTATAGTGTGAGGGGTTTTTGATATTGTCGTGTACTGTATTAGCCACCAACCCATCCAAAGAATAAAGCGACCACACAAATTCCTAGAAAAACTGTTAAGGATCTATTTTTTAGGACTGTGTTTAAAACTTCCATTATTTTTTCCATACTTTCTCTCCTAGTTATAACAAATTAAGGCACTCATTAGTTATATTTACCTTTGGAAGCACTAATGTAATAATATAATTAAATAATATTTGAGTACCTTAATTTCTTACAACTCGTCATAAATAGGTTTATCACCTAACCAACCTATACATTCATTAGACTCTATAGGATGACATCTAAGTTGTTCGTTCATCATATTACAACCAGATATGTATCCAATTATAAACAATATTGCTATTAACTTAATGTTATTTTTCATTTAAATTATCCCGTTTTTAGCCATTATCATTTGTGTTTTCATTACTGCTCTTAGGACTTGTAATTCCAACCATTCTTTTTCTATTGGTGGAGCAAGTGATATTCTTCCATCATATAAATCATGACAGTTGGCACACGAATAAAAACCAAAATCAAAATTATTAATCCTTTGTTTCATAGCCATACCTGCCCCATTTAAATGTGCAAAAATAGTAGTTTCGGTATTAGGAGATAAGCAACCCTCCAACCTAAGTTGACATTGCTTACCTCTGGCACTTTCAGTAATCTTACTCATCATCTTCCCATTCATTTATTTCAATTACAAAGCGATTTAAATATTCTTGTAACAAGAGTTCCATTGCGTACAGTTTTTTATCATGTAATAACTTATGTATTTTTTTGTCATTAAATTTTTCATCCCAATCATCTCTATGAAACTCAACTTCAACAGTTCCTGTTTCAACTAATTTGCTTCTATTATGTTCTTGATTGCGAAAATATTTCCATACACTTGCTAAATTTATAACCTCATACCGACTATCATTTTTTGTTAAAGGACTCCAATCATCATCAAGCCTTGTTAAAGTCAGTTCATAATGCTTTACCCAATCTTCTAGTGGTCTACCATCTTGTTGTTTTATTTTAGTCATAGGTATTAAAATTTATTCATCTTCATTATTTTGTGCCAATAAGATATAAGTTTTTCCAATCATGTTAAGTGTGGAATTTGCATTTTCACGACCAAACTCACCTATTTGCTCATCATTAGCCATATCTTCTAACATTCTAGTAACCATTTTTAATACTTCACTATCTAATTTTTCATTACTTAGTTTCATTTACTACTCCTTGTTATATATATTAATTTCCATGTCATTAAATCTTGAAAACTGACCATGAAACTCTGTCTTAACATAACCTATTTCACCCATTCTATTCTTGGCAACTATAAGTTCTGCTAAACCTTTATCTACAGTTTCTTCTGGATGATAATATTCATCTCTATAAACCATAATAATACAATCTGCATCTTGTTCAATTTCACCAGAGGAGCGTAGATCGCTCATAAAGGGTCTTTTATTTTCTCTTTGCTCTACCCCACGACTCAACTGAGATAAAAGAATTATAGGTATTCCTAACTCTTTAGACAAGAATTTTAATTCTCTAGTTATGTTTCCTAACTCATGTATTTCTTTGCCTTTGTCATACTTAATAATTTGTAAATAGTCAATAACTATCATATCAATCTTGTTTTCACTATTAAGTTGTCTTGACTTACTAACAATGTCATGAACAGTCATTCCAAATTTATCAATAATTGTCATATTTTGATTACCAAGATTAGATAAAGATTTGTAAAAAATCTCTGCTTCATCATCTGACATGCTTTGCTTACTAACTTTAGTTAAATGTACTGAGGAATGGGAGGCAGCCATCTTTAGCATTAACTGTACTTGACTCATTTCTAAAGAATAAAACAGTACATTATTACGCTTAGATACTTCATCTGCAATATTTAGGGCCAGGGTAGATTTACCCATACTTGGTCTACCTGCTATAACAGTTAAAGTTTCTGGTCTAAAGCCAGTAATTAGGGCATCTAAAGACTTAAATCCAGTAGGCAACCCAATACCCTTAGTTGTTAAATTCTGCATGTAATCTACAGTCTTGCCTACAATAGCTTTTATTGAACTCTCATCTTTATCTTCAAGTTCTAACTCTAGGTTTTGTATTCCAGAAACAGTATCTTGATAATTATCATAATTAATGCCTTGTTTAAAATTTTCAATTTCATTTTTAATTCGACACTCTCTTACATGCCTACAATAAGATTCAATGTTTTGTGTTCCTGTAGAATTTTCTGCTACTAAAGCTAAATCCTCAAAAGTTACCATCCAAGTTCTGTCTTTAGTTTGATAATCATTTTCTATAAAATCTCTGACTGTAACAATATCTATTGGCTTACTGTCAATATGCATGTTCATAATGGTTCTAAAAATATAGCCAATCTTTTTATTGCTAAAATCTTCTTCTCTTAATCTTGTCGCAAGAACTCTTTCGCAACAAGGATCGATAAGCAAACCACCAACGACTGCATTTTCTGCATCTAGTGAATCGTATTTCATACTAGCCACCCTTTCCTTAATGCTTCAAGCCATTGGACTATATAAATTAAACAACTAGCAGATACTATTGTTGATAAAAATGAGGCATAAATCAAAAATCTTTTAACATATCTCATACTAACTCCTTTAGTTTTTATTGTTTGTTCTTTGTCAAGTTGCACTCTTTGTTGATGCATTTGCATTTTAGTTCCAAAATATTGTATTGACATAAAATCTCCTAATATAAATGATGTTCAATTTGTTTGTATAGGTAATCACCATCCATATTGAGTTCATCTAATTCTTCATCAATTAATTTTGAACCATCTGCCCAACTAGCCTCAACTATATAACTATCACAAAAATCTGGATAATCGCTTCTATTAATATCCATATCTTCAACATCAACTAAAGCAGTATTAATTCTTTTAACTAAAGTTTTATGTCCTTTGCGACCTTCCCAGACCCATTTATATTTCTGCTCTTCTGTTAAGCCTACTGTGTACTCTTCTTTTTTTACATCTTGACCACAATCAACACACTTTATAGCAGTCCAAGAAAAATGAAAAACTCTTATTGGAGCATTGCATTTACAGACTATTACTCTTCCATCTTCACCTGCTCTTGTATATCTATCTACTTTTTTAATTTGTACTGTGTCCATTATTGATTCCTCCAATCATATTCATCACCATATGGTTTATATAGCCTTACTGATTTAATTTCATACATCTCCCATTGCCTTTGATTTATAAAGGTTTGGAAATGTGGTATGTATTTTTTACTTGTTCCATACTCTACATGCAACTTATTAAGCATTGGTAAAACTTCTCTCCAATCCTCATGTTTTTTTACAAAGTTATTCATTTCAGTAATCAAACCTCTTTTCTTACCTTTGTAATTCTCTCTAAATATATCAAACTCAATCAACTCCTCATCAGTTGGTGGCTTTGTATTTTTTTTAGCCTCAACTTCATGTGGTTTTGCACAATGTGGGCATATTACTAACATAACTTCTCCTATTTAAGCATTAATTTAGTTAATGGGTCTTTGTACCAACTACGAGAATCTATAAGATGTGCAATATCATTTGTCTTTCTAGTTCTACCTTCTGTTATTTGCACTTTCTTAAAAATTCTTTTTGGGTCAGACGAGGCATTTAACCTCGCCCTAGCACATGAGTTTCGACACTTTAATTTATTAGCTAACATTTCTACTGTCAACTTAGTACCATCATTAAGTGTATAAACTAAAGACCTATTAATACCTTTTTTTTTCTTGTTTACAATATATTCTTTACCATCAATTGTCACAAGATTTTCTTTTTGTTTTTTAGTAATCATTTAAAAAGGTACATCATCTTCAAGCGTTGCTTGTGCTTTTTGTTGCGTAGCTTGTTGTGGTATATCTGATGCCTTTTGTAATTGAAAATTTAAAACAGGTGCTTTAGGGTTATCACTTGAACTTTTCCAAGCAGAAAGTTTCCATTCAACTCCTTCAACATCTACATGACCTGTATATTGAGGTGCTTTGGGATTATCAGTAAACTTGCTCTTCCATAATGCACCACTATTTGTATTATCATATTCGCTCATTTTTTTTCCTTAGTTAAATAAAGGGTCACTTATGGTAGACCCAAGCACCAAACTTATTCTTAACCTAACGACTAAATACCAAAAAGCACCTATGGAGTAAATGCCTAACGAGGATTGATATTTAGCCGAATAGCATTGGAAAGTCAAACCCTGCTAATTCTATAAATCATCTGTAGGTTGATGTGATAAATCTCCAAACTCATTCATCACAGTATTAATAACTGCCATCCAAGGTGAGTTAGGATTTTCTGCTTCACGCTCTTGCATATCTTCCATGATTTCTTTGGCTCTTTCCAAAGTACATGACTTATCCTTTAACTCATCTGTTAATCTTTTAATTTCTGTGCTAACTTGTTGACTTCTAGTAGGTGCTTTAAAGTCCTCAGACTCATCTTCGCCCATATGACCAAGTTCATACAAACCTGCAAGTTTTAAAACACATCTTGATAATGCTCTTTTTTCACAAATTTCCATTACATACCATGATGAGGTAGAACCATCACCTTTAGTTGTTGGCACTTTTCCTCTCTTAGCAGAACCAAATGTTTCGACTGTAGTGTTACCCATAATTCCAGTTGCCTTGACACATGCAAATTCTGGCTCACAGACAATAACCTCATAGCTTATTTTTATTTCACACCCTCTCTGTACCTTCTCAATGCCACTTCGTGTCAAAATAGTGTAATGAGCGTGTTTGAATGTATCTTCTGTTTCTAATCCGAACTTTTTATAGAGTGTGTTCAACCTCTCTCTTTTTGTAGCCATAGCCACTCCTCTCTAGTTAAAATTTAGGTATAAATTCCTCACCATTTCTGATAAGTTTTTTTAAATGTTTGATTCTCATATTGTGCTTGTTTGCATCTTCATCCCTGTCCTCAAACATAGCATCAAAATACTTGTCTTGCTCTTGCCTTAATTTAGTGCTAACACACTCTAATAATTCATCATTAAATCCGATAATCATTTGATACCCTATTTGCCAAATTGACCAATATAATCCCACAATCCTTGATAAAACATTTCTGGATACTCATCCTTAAAACGAATTTTATCTTCTTTTGTAAGTGTATTACCATTCTTGTATCTGCCACTTCTTAGAGTAGCAGAGTCCAAGTCTGGATATTCACCTAGCTTATAATAATAAGTAATGCTAGATAAATCAATTTGGTCAATTAAATTATGCATTAGCAACCTCTTCTATCTGGTAGCCTTCGCCATCAGTATCATCATCTTCATCAAGACAATGCCATTCAAAATGTATCGCAGGACATCCTTTAACTTGACCAGAGTAAATATTCATTAGTGCTTCCCAGATAGGAACTGGTGGACACCATGCAGTTTGAAATATGTACATTCCTACTTTGTCATCAAATCTTTGAAACTCAGTATGACAAGAATTCCATTTTGTACCCCAGTTCTTCCAAGACCAATCGTACCAATTATTTTTACCATGCAATTCTTTTTCCTTTCTACCAAGATTGCCTCTGAAAATATTTTTTGGCATAGGTTCAATTTTTTCAAAATCAAAAGGGTTATCTTCACTTTCAATTTGCTTAATAAACTTAGATAAATCTTTAGCAGATTTAGCAGTTACAGTTACTTCATTAGTTGTCCAGTTTGGCATATTATTCTCCTTTAAATATTTGTTTAAATGAATTTGTTACAGGCTTATAGTTGTCTACAAATTCTTTAATATTGTGACTAAAATCATCAATAGAAATGTCATCTTTGTCAGAAAGATCTTTATTGTCTACAAAATTATTCATCTCATCTGGTGATGGGTCGTTTTGCTCATCAAAAAAACCATCCTCAGTCATTTGTATATGTAAGTCACTCATCCTACCCATAATATCCTCCTTTTGGTTGTTGGTTTTCTTTATCCCACTCATTGCAAGTTACAATTGCATTTTCAGTAGCCTCAAGTACATCATCTGAGAAATCCCAAATTTCTCCAGACATTTCAAATTGATTTACCCAAGCCTCAGACTTCAATGATTGTATAAAGTCATTGAGAACCTTAATACTTTGCCTTTCATGGGGTGGTAGTAGATATAGTTCACGAGTTAAGTCGTGTTCAAATATTGAATAAACACACTCATTTTTATCTTGCTTGTCATAATAAGCGTTTAATAATGATTGATTGTATGACATATTATTTCCTCTGGTTAATTAATATTATACACTTTCGGTAATAGATAAACGAGAATCGAAATCAAAAGATTCTTGTGGCATATTAGGTGGAAAGTCTTGTCCTATATGGCATAGTATATGTTCTATTACTGGCACACAAAAGCCATTTCCTAGCATCTTTAGTCTTTGGGTATTGCTTATAGTACCATCACCTATAGTCCAATCTTCACAACCTTGTAAGCGTTCTGCTTCTCTTACAGTTAGCTTTCTCACAGTAGGGTGTTCATAGACCATAAAGTTTGGCTTAGTTTCTAAGCAATTACTCTTGTGCTTCATATTTCGCCCTCTTCGTGTCTTAGAGTTCGGAAAGGTGTAATCAAAGGCATCACCATTTTCTATGTCTGTATAGCCTTTTTTCGTAGCCTCTGGCACTCTCAAAACTACATTGTCTTTCTCAACTGTAGTAAGTGTATTAGTTTTGCCATCATCACGAATCTCTAATTGTTGGACATATTTAGCATCTGGGTTTTTATCATCCCTAAAACCTTGCTCGTTAATCTTACGACCTCTCCAAGCACCACATTTAATTTCATAGAGTCCAGTTTTTCCACCTTGTCCACCACCATTAGCAGTTAAGCATTTAGATTTTTGGTCAATTGAATAAACTCTAGTAGCTTGTGCAGGTTTATTGCCTACATAACCTAAAACTCCAGTAGTGTTTCCGTTTGGCTTGTAGTATGGTTCACGATATATGATTTCAGACTCAACATTTGGCTCCAATATGTCCTTTAACATAATGCCCTTGTCCTCTGGTTGAGTAATGTGAAAGTTTGCCCAGAAACATCTTTTTCTTGATTGAGCAGACACTAATGAAGCATCAATTTCAACATGCTTAACACCAATAATATTGTCTAACAATTCTAGCCATTCAGTTTTCATTCTGACATTTTCAAATATCCAATACTTTGGCTTTACTTTTTTCATTAACTCTAAGGCAGGTATTAATAAACCAGAGCGTTCATCTTCTAGTCCTAATCTTTTGCCAGAATTACTAAAGCCTTGGCATGGTGAACCAAGAACCATCAAATCACATTCGCCAATGTCATCAACATTAGCATCCATAATGTCACCCATGTGTTCCATATTAGGAAAATTAAATGATGTTAAATCAATAGCATGTTTGTCAATCTCAAAACTTTTATATGACTTAATTTTTACTTTCTGATTTATTAAAGCAATCATAAGTCCTTCCATTCCACCAAAGCAAGATACAACTCTGATTCCATCTGGGTACATTTCGTTAAGTAAATTATTCATTAGCTATTTGCCTTAAAAAGACGAACTGCCATTGACTCTGAACAAACAAATTTATCATTAGTTTTGATGTCTTGTATAACAAAAGGTTTTTTTCTTGCTCGTTTTTTAAAACCAACTAATTTAAATTTTCTACCTGATTCAGTAGCAACAATAGAAGCATCAAGATTAAAAGCATATGGACTTGTTTGTCTATAGTCTAATTCTGCTTCTAACGATTTTTCTTCTTCCGTTTTAGCATTAGATAAAGATATCCTAAAACCCGTAAACTTAAATGAGTCATCATCATAAGTTGCGTTGCCTAATTCAAATTTTAAATTGTTATCTTCCATGATGTCAGACAATGAGTCTTTGATTATTTGACGAACTTGTTTAATAGTTTCTGGGTTTATCTCTGTAATGTTATATTTAGTTTTCATTTTATCCTCTAGGTTAGTCCAACAAAATGTTGGGTTGTATTTATTATAGAGAATGTTTTTAATAATTGCAACCTAAAGTGTATAACATTTTAAAACACGATTTGTTTTTTAGGTTTGGTAAACGCTCTTAGGGGGTTTTAAAGAATGATCGTTTTGGTCAAATAATGGTCCATATGGTTGTTGTCTATATGAGAATCGTTATTATTATCATTATCATTTGAATTTAAGATCCTGGGAGCATTGTAAAAATCCAGGTTGTAAAGTTGTTGTAAAAATTGATAACAAATACAGGTTAATTTATTGAGTGTGTCAAAAGTGTATATTTCGATCGAAGGTTCTTTTTTTCGTGTATATTAATTA